AAGCAAGCGGCAGAGGCAGACCTCCTCACGTTTATCAAGCTAGTAGCCCCACACAGGATGTTGGGTGCTGTGCATGAAGAACTTTGTAGGTGGTGGCAAAGAGAGGATGCTAAAGACAATCAACTTGTGCTTCTTCCTCGTGACCATCAAAAGAGTCAAATGATTGCATATAGGGTTGCATGGTGGATTACAAAACATCCAGAAACAACTGTACTATATGTTTCTGCTACAGCAAACCTTGCAGAAAAACAATTAAAAGCTGTCAAAGACATTTTACTGTCAGACATTTATAGATTTTATTGGCCCGAAATGGTTAATGAAATGGAAGGTAAACGAGAGAGATGGGCTGTAGATGAGATTAGTGTAGATCACCCAAAACGTAAAGCAGAAGGTGTGCGAGATGCCACAATTAAAGCTGCTGGTATCACTGCTAACGTAACTGGTTTACATTGTCAAGTAGCAGTGTTAGATGATGTGGTTGTTCCAGATAATGCCTACACACAAATTGGACGAGATCAAGTACGTGCGTTCTACTCTCAACTATCTTCAATTGAATCAACTGGTGCAAAAGAGTGGGCTGTAGGTACACGTTATCATCCCGGTGATTTGTACAAAGATATGATGGAAATGAGTGAATCATATTGGGATGAGGCTATTGATGAAGAAATTGAAAATGAAGTGTATGAGGTTTTTGAACGTGTAGTAGAAACTAATGGTGAGTTTTTATGGCCTAAACAACGTAGAACAGATGGTAAAGTATTTGGGTTTGATGCAAAAGAACTTGCTCGTAAAAAAGCTAAATATCTAGATATTACTCAGTTTTATGCTCAATATTATAATAATCCAAATGCTGTAGAAACTCAATTAATAGATAAGTCTCGTTTTAATTATTACGAAAGAGATAAAATTGAAAATTTTAGTGGTGCTTGGTATATTAACGACAAGTTACTTTATGTGTATGCAGCAATGGATTTTGCATACACAGTCAATAATAGTTCCGATTATACGGTGATAATGGTAGTAGGGGTGGATGAAGATAATAATTATTATGTTTTAGATGTGGATAGATTTAAAACAAATAAGATTAGTGTGATGTATGATAAAGCAGAAATTGTATACAAAAAGTGGAAGTTTAGAAAACTACGTTGTGAAGTAGTTGCAGCACAAAGACTTATTGTACAACAATTCAAAGATTATATGCGTAGTCAAAATATTATGTTTACAATTGACGAATATAATCCCCCACGCAACATGAGTAAATCAGAACGTATTGCTGCTATACTTGAACCACGTTACAGTAATAATCAAATATACCACTACAAAGGTGGTAATTGTCAAATATTAGAAGAAGAACTTATGATGAATAATCCAGAACATGATGACGTTAAAGATGCTTTAGCTTCATGTATTGAAATTTGTAAATCCCCTTTATCTGCTCGTACATGGGGACGTAAAACAAATATTATTCCATTCAACTCTAAATTTGGTGGAGTAGCTTACTAAGAGGAAAATATGAACGATAATATTCAAGTTAGTTTTGAAGATGATGTGTTAGCACGTACTATCTCAGATATGTGGGTGAGGTGGGATAGTTCTCGTTCTAGTTGGAAAACTGAACAACAAGAGTTGCGTAATTATTTATTTGCTACAGATACTCGCAAAACTAGCAATAGTAAGTTGCCTTGGAAAAACTCCACTGTTACGCCAAAGTTGACGCAAATAAGGGACAATTTGCATGCCAATTATATGGCTGCTTTATTTCCATCTGAGAATTGGTTTTTTTGGGAAGCCACAGATAAGAGTCCAGAATTAACTAAAAAGCGTTATGCTATAGTTAATTACATGAAACAAAAACTAAAATCTAGTAACTTTCAACTTTTAATTTCACAATTAGTATACGACTATATTGATTTTGGTAATGTAGTAGTAACTTATGATTATGTACGTGATGTAATTTCTGACGAAGAAGGAAATGTAGTTAATAAATATGTGGGGCCAAAAGCCTACCGCATTAATCCTTTAGACTTAGTATTTAATCCTTTGTCTGAAACCTTTGATAAAACCCCTGTTATTCGCAGGATGGTTAAGTCAATTGGAGATTTATTAACTGATGTTGAAACTAAACCTGCACTAAATTATAATAAAGGTGTTGTAGATAAGGCAATGTCTTTTAGGCAAAACTTTAGGGATGATCCAGAATTCAAAAAAGAAATTAATCTTTCTATAGATGGATTTGGTAGTGCAGATGAATATTTAACCAGTGATATGGTAGAGTTGTTAGAGTTTTGGGGTGATGTATATGATCCCGATAAAAAGAAACTATTACGTAATCAACTTGTAACCATCATTGATAGGAAGTGGGTGTTACGTAAACAACCCAATCCTTTATGGACAGGTAGCAAACCAATGTTCCATTGTGGTTGGAGGTTACGTCCAGACAACCTATGGGCGCAGGGGCCACTAGACCAGTTAGTTGGTATGCAATATCGAATTGACCATCTAGAAAACCTAAAAGCTGACGTATTTGACCTTATTGCGTACCCTGTTATGAAAATTAAAGGGAACACAGTAGAGGAGTTTGAATATGAACCGGGAGCAACTGTGTTTTTGGGAGATGAAGGGGACTTAGAATTCTTACGTCCAGATGCTACTGCACTACAAGCAGACTTACAGATTAATGAGTTAATGAATAGGATGGAAGAACTTGCTGGTGCGCCTAAACAAGCTATGGGTATTCGTACTCCCGGTGAGAAGACAAAGTATGAAGTACAAAGCCTTGAAAACGCCGCAGGACGCATTTTCCAAAGCAAGGTGAGTTGGTTTGAGAGGAACATCCTAGAACCGCTTCTAAACGGTATGTTAGCAGAAGCTATTCGTAATTTTGAAGGTGTGGAGCGTATTCGCACTGTAGATGAGGATTTTGGTACTGAGAGTTTTGTTGAAGTTACTAAAAATGACTTGATGGCTGCTGGAAAAATCTATCCGATTGGAGCAAGGCATTTTGCTGACCAAGCTAGGTTTATTCAAGAGTTGGCTCAAACTGTACAGGCAGTGCAAGCTATTCCTACAGTTGCTGCTCACATTTCTGGTAAAGCAATTGCTAAGGCACTTGAGGAAAACCTTGGTTGGCAAAACTATAAGATTGTCTCTGACAACGCTATGATTTTTGAACAAGCTGAGACACAGCGGTTGATGAACCAAGTAGCTGAAGACATTCAAACTGAAGCTGCCGTTAGTCCAGAAGGCCCACCTCCAGAACAGCCAATGCAGTGAGGTATTGACAAACATAAAAAATAGTGTATAATTATAAATTTTTATGAATAAACTATTATTAAATAATAAACCTAAAGATGTTACTAATGAAGAGTTTATTAAACTTTGGAATAATAGTGGATATACTTTAGGATGTTTATATACAACATTATTAATGTTAAAGGAAGAACTTAATAACATTAAAAAAGATGATTTTGATTGTGCCAATCATTACGCTAAATTAGCGTACAACATGGGGCAAATTAAAAACATTGATTTTATTATATCATTACTTCCAGATTCTGCCAAGAGATGACGTTTTAAAAAAACAACACTCTAAGGCTTTTACTTTTAGGAGAAAGCATGACCGATGCAACAATTTTTGGTGAGAAAGAAGACAGTGTTTCCACCGCCACTGCAACAGCGACAACTGAAGCATCCCTTTTCAACGCATTAGTTGGAGAGACACAAAAATACAAGACTGCCGATGATTTGGCTAAAGCATACTCAAATGCTGACCAGTTTATTGAAACTTTGAAAGAAGAAAATCGTAAACTACGTGAGCAAGTAGCGTCTGCTAAAACCATTGACGAGGTTCTTGAAAGAATGTCTAGACAAGAAATCACACCAGAGGCCGACAATCCTACTGTACAGGGTATTACACCCGATGTTGTGCAACAGCTTGTAGAGAAGACATTAGATGGTCGTAAACAGCAAGAATATAAAACAAACAATCTTTTAAAAGCAGATGCTTTAATGAAAGAGAAGTTTGGTGAGAAAGCTGCCGATGTTTTTAAACAACGTGCATCCACTCCAGAAAAACAACGTATTTTAATGGAACTTGCTGCTAATGATCCGAATGAATTTGTATCTTTGTTTGTTGGTGTTCAATCACCCGCTAATAACATGGATGTAAGTTCTTTTAATACGACTTCTGTAGTTTCTAATGGAAGTGATAGAAGTAAGATAGAAGGTACGAAAGAATGGGCTGCTAAAGTCCGTAAAGACAACCCTCAAACTTACTGGTCACAAGAATTCCAATATAAGCTACAACAAACTGTTTCTAAAAACCCTTCCCTATATTTTGGGAATTAAGGAGAATTAAATGGCTGGTATTGACTACTCAAAAGTTAGTGACCACTTAGTTCGTACAGAACTCTGGTCATCTGAACTAAAAGATATTCTTCAAGAACAACTAATGGGCACAAAATATGTTCGCATGCTCAACGGTTTTCCTGATGGAGATCAATTTACAATCCCTTCAATTGGTGAACTACCAATGCGTGAAGTTGCTGAAAACACCCCTGTTACATACGATGCTATGGACACTGGTGAATTCACTTTCTCCATTGATCGCTATGTTGAAGCAGCAACTTTCATCACCGACAAAGCTAAACAGGATAGTTTCTATTCACAGCAGCTAATCGGTATGTTCCCATCTAAAATGCGCCGTGCATTGGATGAGAACCTAGAAAGTTCTGTAATGTCTCTTGCTAACACTCAAACTGTTAACAATGCTAACTCTATCAACGGTGCTTCCCATCGTTTCGTAGCTTCTGGCAGTTCCAACACTGTCCTATCCCTAGACGACTTTGCTAAAGCTAAGTATGCTCTAGATAAGGCTCAGGCAGGTGGTTCTCGTGTTGCTATCATTGATCCTTCACAAGAGTATGTGTTTAACACTCTAGTTGGCGCACAAGCGTTTACTAACAATCCTCAGTTTGGCGGTATCGTAAATGGTGGTTTCGTAAATGAAGTTACTGGCATGCGTTTTATTCGTAGCATCTTTGGTTTTGATGTTTACGTATCTAACTTCCTTGCTACACCTACTGATACTTCTATTAGCAGCGTTAACGTTCCTACTTCTCCAGTAACAAACATTTTTATGTCTGTTGGTGGTGATCTAACTCCATTCGTAGGTGCTTATCGTCAAATGCCTCGTGTTGAGTATGAGCGCAATAAAGATATGCGCCGTGATGAGTATGTTATGAATGCTCG